TCCGTCCGTCCGTCCGTCCGTCCGTCCGTCCGTCCGTCTAAAAATCCTGAAATCATCTTAGGTTAGGTTAAGTTAGGTTAAGTTAATTTAAGTTAAATTAAGTTTGACTTAGTTTATATAGCTGTGTTAGAGTGTGTGCAGGTTAAGTAATACGGGCACTTAGCCTATAAACTATAGCCCGCATATATGGGATGATTATTATGACTACTTCAAAGACAAGCAACGCACCAGCACCAGCACAGACAGCTAGACAAGCACAAGAAGCAACCGACGCAAGGCTAGCGGCTATGGCCGCGCCAGTAGGCGGTAAGGGTTTAGTACCCGCTACTATGCGCTTAACGGTTAGCAAGGATGCACACACTAATAAGCACCTCGTGCCTAAGCAATGCCAGCTAGTGCTTAACTACCTGACCGCGCTAGGTGGCTCGGCTACCATTGCCGAGGTTAACCAGTTAGCCGAACGTGCCAAGGGTGCGCAAGCATGGGGCCGCAATGACGGTCAACCCTATGAGCAATCACCACAGAAGATCATAGGTCACTATATGGCTAAGCTGACCGGCTCCGCTGACTGGTCTAAGTCTAAGGGTAAGGTTAAGCTACTCAGCGCCTAGCCTAGGCTAAGCTAGCTCTCGATACTTCGGTATCGAGAGCTTTTTTATGCGCGTAACAAAAACAACGGACGGACGGACGGACCGCCAAACGACAGGACGGACGACCACGAGAGACGACCCCATACCCCCATTTTACGACGACGCGCGGGTCCCCGTACCCTCCCCCTAGACTTGCAGCCTTAGTTGCGTATATTTTTCAGATGTTAAAAATTTTGCGAGAAAAATTTTTTTCGAATATACTTTTCGGATGGGATTTAAACTAGCAGCTCTTATCGGTTTATTGTTATTTGCTTCGTTAGCTTCTTTCAAAATGTACTATGATAAGACCGAAGCTCAAAAGTTAGCTTTAGTAACTCAGTTGCAGCAATCGATGGATAATCAAGTATTACTTGAAAATTCTATCGAAAAGCAGAACCAACAGATAACAGACCAGTTAGCACGAGAAAAAGACAGTCAGGTGCAGATAGCTGCTCTTGTTAGTGCAAACAATGAAGCACAGGTAGAGGTCAATCGGTTAAAGCAGACGTTTGCTAGGCACGATCTCAATATGCTATCGATGGCTAAGCCCGGATTAATTGAACGCATCGTTAATAAAGGAACGGCTCGGGTGGGAAAAGATTTACAGAACTTAACTAATCCGGAACAATTCGATGAAGAAATTATTACTGATAGCGTTATTCCTGAGTAGCGGTTGTTCTTCTCTTCCCCAGTTCAGTGTTCCTGAAGTAAAACCCGTTGAGGTTATTACGGTCGAGGTTCCTGCTCCGATGTACCATCCTCCGTTACCGAATCAAATTGTTCCAATGCCCGTAGAGTGGAAAGTATTAACTCCGGATACAATGGCAATATACCTTAGTGATTTAGAAAAGGGCGAAGCGCCTTCTCAAGCGTATTACGGTTTAACGAATAAAGGATACGAGAATCTATCTAACAACATGGCCGAGGTCAAACGTTATATTCGGCAGACTTTATCGATTCTTCAGTATTATCGAGAGCAGGACCAAGAACCCCGTCTTTAGGCATAACTACTTTACTTATAAATGAGACTGTTAAGTGGCTGATAATCTTTTAACTGCTGTAAATGATTTTGTACGAGAGCGCAACCCTGACGCTAAGATGTTGCAAAAACAGATAGCAGAACTAGGGCTGCCTCCGGTAACAATGACTACTGAGCAGGTTCGCGAAATGGGGTACGAGAATCTTGATGATTTTCGCAGAGCGCGTATAGCGCAGGGTCAACTAGCAGATAGAGAGTTTGAAAGAGAAATACAAAACTATATGGGACCTGTTGGTGCTAGTGTTGTTGACGCTTCGCGTTATAAAACGCTTTTTACTACCCCTAAAGACCAGCGGGGAGTTTACTACTGGCCTTCACCCGATGATGAAACTTATAAAGACACTATAGAACGTATTAGGTCGTCTGAAAAAGAACGGAAAGGAGTTAACAAAGTTTTTCAAGAAAATAACATGGAAGGCGGCGAACCGGATACAGTTTATGGAATCTCTGTTGAGAACGCTAATCCTAGGATACTAGCTCATGAATTTCGTCATCGTGCCGGCCAAAACGAAAAGATGACTCAATTTTTTGATGCTTGGATGTCTCGTACTCCTGAAGAGTGGGAAAATTCGGTCACCCGTCATAAAGACTATGCTCAAGTGTATGAAGGAGCTCCGTCTTCTCTTTTCTCGTCTTATGCTGAGGCAGAACAAGACTTATTGAAAAAACTTCAAGAAGCGCGGCCAATGCTTCTTAAGGCTGAAGTACAAGCTATGGAGAAGCAGTATCAATCAGGACTAGCCTCTCTCAGAGAAAGAGACATATCGTATGATGCTCCTACTGAAACCCAAATAGCAGAGGCTGCTGCTCGTAATTTAGCTAATCGGACAAACCAAGCAGATATTCGTTCTAGAAGTAGAAATAAGAATGATCGCTGATGACTAGTAATGCCGATAAGTTAAAAGCCTTAAAAAATATTGACCTATCTCATTTAGATAAAGCTGAAGCTAAAGAGTTTACAGTTTTATTAGAAGAGTTAAGTAAACGTGAGTTTCAAGAAGAATCTACCAGTACCTTTATGCATTTTGTTAAAGCTATTTGGGCTGAGTTTATTAATGGAGCTCACCACGTAAAGATGGCTAAAGCCTTTGATGATATTGCTAGTGGTAAATTAAAACGTTTAATTATCAATATGCCTCCCAGACACACGAAGTCTGAGTTTGCGTCTCATTTGTTTCCCGCTTATTTGTTAGGTAAAAATCCTAAATTAAAAATTATAGAAGCAACTCATACCGCTGATCTTGCAGTTAACTTCGGTAGAAAAGTCCGAGATTTAATTGACACCGAAGAATACCATAAATTATTTCCAAACACCGAACTAAAAGCAGACAGCCGTTCTGCAGGTAAGTGGTTAACTAATAAAGGCGGCGAATATTACGCAGCAGGTATTGGGGGTGCGTTAGCCGGACGTGGCGCGGATTTGTTTATTATTGATGATCCGCATTCAGAGCAAGACGCTATGTCCGATAAAGCGATGGACGAAGCGTACGAATGGTTTATGTCAGGACCTCGTCAAAGGCTACAGCCGGGGGGAGCAATCGTCATAGTTATGACTCGTTGGAATAAAAAAGACTTAACGGGTAGATTAACACGGAAAATGGCACAAGACGAAGGATCTGATCAATGGGAGATAATAGAGTTTCCTGCTATATTGCCCAGTGGTAAGCCTTTATGGGAAGAGTATTGGAAACTAAAAGAACTGGAAAGTATTAAAGCATCTGTCAGCCCTTCTAAATGGGCCGCACAGTATATGCAAAGACCTACCGGGGAAGGTATTTCTATAATTCCTAAAGATTGGTTTAAGGTTTGGGATGAAAATAAACCACCAAAATGTGATTACCTAATACAGTCTTACGATACTGCGTTCTTAAAAAGCGAAAGAGCTGACTTTACCGCGATAACCACTTGGGGAGTTTTTTACCCTGAGGGAAAGAAGGGGGAAGAAATGTATCATGGAAACGAAGCGCATTTAATTTTAATAGACTGTATAAAAGAACGTTTCGATTTTCCTGAATTAAAAGCAGAAGCTTTGCGTTTATACGAATATTGGAATCCGGACACAGTAATTATTGAAGCAAAGGCCAGCGGTATTCCATTAGTACAGGAACTCCGTAGAGTCGGTATTCCTGTTAATACTTTTTCTCCAGGAAAAGGTCAAGATAAAATTGCTAGATTAAACTCAGTATCGCCTATTTTTCAAGACGGACGTGTTTGGGTTCCTGATAACCGTTTTGGTGAAGAACTTATGGAAGAAGTCTCAGATTTTCCTTCAGGAGAAAATGATGACTTAGTTGATGCAACAACATTAGCTTTAGCACGGTTTAGAGAAGGTGGTTTTTTACAATTAACCAGTGACTATTTTGAGGAAGAAAACTATTATGAAAGAGAAAAGGTTTATTATTAGTCAAAATCATACTATGATCCGTTCACATGGCTATTGAAAAACAAATGTTGTCCGTAGTTCCGGGTTCTCAAGAAGAAATTGAGCTTGAAATTATGCAACAACCGGAAGAAGAAACGGATCTTTTTGTTCAGCCTGACGGTTCTATCAT